GCATATCCAAGGAGAACTGCTAACTCGGTCTAGAACCACTACTGAATGATCGTGACTCAGACAGTCCCAAGGTTGAGCTAAATGATCCTCCATGGGTGTAGGCCACCTATCTAGTGGTATGTCTGCTACGAGAGCTTGTATAGGCATCCTTGCCCACATAGCTCCGCCATGCACGTTTTCATCTGGATAGTCTTCAAAGTCAGTTTCACACCCAGTAAATACCACCTGAAATGAAACAGATCTATCTGGAATTGTGTTTACAGCAAACGCCAACGCATGAAGATACTCTCCATGGTATTCTTGATGGTTAGCTGTAAACTCTCTACGAACCCAGCATTTAAACTGGGGAATGTTTGAAATTAAATACGCCACTTAATTTAACTCCTATGTAATTAGTTATTTTCCGTACAAGCCTCCGCCTTTCGCTTTGTACTTTGTACCTTTCATACCGCCACCTTTGGCCATACCTTTGGTGCCTTTCATAGCTCCACCTCTTGCCATGCCTTTAGTGCCCTTCATAGCTCCGCCCTTAGCCATACCTTTGGTTCCTTTTAACATAGCCGTGGAACCAGCTTTTCTAGTCCCTTGTCCCATTAAAGCAGACATCACAGATCTAGGCATGTTACTCATACCTGGATTAGCTTTCATTTCTGCGCGAGCTGCTCCACCCATAGACATGTACTTGGTGCCTTTCATACCGCCACCTTTGGCCATGCCCTTGGTTCCTTTCATACCGCCGCCTTTGGCCATATATTTTCTTCCTTTCATGTTTATCTCCTTCCGTATAAACCCATATTAGGTTTTGATCTTATCATACCACCTCTAGCAGCAAAAGTTTTTACATTAGTTGGTTTTCCTCCAACACCTTGAGGTTTTGCTCTTTTGCGTTTTACCGCAGATTTTATTTGTGATTTTGACATGCTAGATGCTTTTGCAGCTGGCACACATTTTGGGTATTTTCTTTTGGCGTCTGCTTTTTGTTTAGATCTACCACATTTTTTGAAGCCACCACCCTTTTTTGGAGCTCCAATGTCAACCCAATCTTGTTTGAACCACTTAGTTAAACTCATTTTTTCCTGGCTTTTCTTATTTGTTCTTTGCCTTTTTTAAATATATCTGCCACACCTTTTTTACCCATCACTTTTGCTCTTTGTTCTCCTACAGTTAAGATCTGTATTTTCCTAGCAAAAGGTTTTTTTATTCTTTTGACTTTATTAACTGTTCGCGTTGCGTCAGCCATAGTCTTAAACTTTATACTTACTGTGTCTTTTGGGTTTTCGTCAGTATATAGCCTTCTTCCGGATCCTTTTGGTTTTTTACCCGTTCCTACCTTTGGATCTTTTTTTTTCATTAAGCTCTAGGCACTCTAGTCTTTTTGCGTTTGCTATCCATCATAGCTCCACAACCTCTGCCCTGGACCATCATTACAGATCCGCCATCACGCATGAAACCCATTTTATTTCTTACCTTTTTAGGAAGTTTGGGCAAGCCTCTGTTAGCAGCTGGTATAGGTTTTAGTCCTTTCATTTCACCGCCCTCTGCTTTTTTAGCGCCTTTGTATTTACCGCCCATTCTTTTGTATTCTTGAACCATGTAGCTATTGGCGTAAGCTGACGGGTAAACGTCAAACTTTCTCTTAGCTTTTGCTTTAGCCTTTGCATACAAAGAAGGATTAGCGACGTTTGATGGAGTTTTAGATTTAGCTCCACCACCTTTTTTCATCTTAATTGATTCAAGCGTTTTAGCCTGGCCAGCATGTAACTTACTAGCTTTTTTCAAGCCCTTGACTACTTTGTTTATTTTCTTTTTTGACATAATTATTTACCAATTTTTACAGGACCAATAACCCGCAGTGAATACATCTTTTTTCTTTTGTACTGCGTCGCAGTTATGTCTTGCTCTAAAACTTTTTTTACGCGCTGGTTGAGCCTTTTTGATTTTCATATTCGGATCACCATAACGCACTATTTTTACTTGATCGCCTTTTTTAGCTAAAACAGCAAACTTTTTGTTTTTGCCTGGTGTACGTTTTTGTTTGTTGTAACCAGAAAAAGTCTCCCCGCGGTAGGATAACCTACCGCTAGGAGATCTAGTGACGTCTTTGGTCGTCGCCATCTAGTAGTTTTTAGTCAGAACCAAGATTATGGAGTAAGCGTCCCCGTTGCTGTGACCTACTGTTGTAAAGTCAATATCACCGGTTACACCAGATCCCGCATTGTTAGGAATACCTGTAAATAAATCATAATATTCATCCCCGGTACTATCAGCCGGTAAAGGTATCGCCAAAACATTTGTGGAAGCGTCAAATTCAAGATCTACGCCCATTCCACGACATGCCCAATATATTCTTGAAATTGAAACCGAAGTACAAGCAGAACCCGCACTGTTACTAGCTAACGCTGATACGTCAACCTTTTTAACAGAGGCTTCGCCCGTGCCATCGCTCTCATTGGTAAATTTCAAGATTGCGAGTTTTTCTCCATCTTGTATGGTTTGACTGGTTACTGTATCAGCCATGTTTTACTCCTTACAGTTCAGTATTTGCTGTACGTTCTTTGCTTGCGCCAATGTAATCGACAGTCAAAGTTTTTGCAGCAGCAGCACCATTTTGAATACCAAACGATACAGTCAACTCTTCGTTGTCTGGTGAGTTAGTGCTTACTACAGTGCCAGCTAGAACATTGTTTTGGAAAACGTGAAACTTCTGATCTCTAGGATCATAAACAAAACCTAAAGTCATAAAAGTATCGTCTGCCAGGGAATTAGGCAAAGTCAGTGTAGATTGAGTGCTATCTTTTTCAACGATAAAGCTGATTGTTGCAGCTCCATCTGATTTCAAAAAGAAGATCCCATCTGTCACATCTAATGGTGATGTGTCTGTAAGTTGCAAACCAGCAACAATATCAGACTGTGTAGCATCATTAGTTTTGAACCTCATTTGGAACGCTAACTGCTTACCGGACTCGTATTTGAAACCTTCCTTTTTAAGTTGGAAGAAGTCAGCATCGTTGTCTCCAGCTGCGTTGGTTACCAAAAGTAAACCACCATCGCCATCAGCTAATGCTTCTGTTGCGGATCCTGTGCCATCCTCAGTTGTTGTAATTGTCCAATCGGACGCTAGGTAAGTATCAAAATCATTAAAATAAGTGTGATACTTATGGGGTGCCGGAGCTTTTAATTTACCTAATGTTGAATCAGCTCCAACATTGGTAACTCCAGAAGTGAAGTGTGTAGTCATAATCAGCCTCCTTATAAATAGCCATTGCGAGCACCATGCCCGCAACAATTAGTTCTACAAGATTGATGATACTACTAGGCTATTTAATTCGCAACTTTGAGATCTTCCTGGTTGGCCAGGTATTCAAGTTGGGCCAGGGTGCTAGGCATGCTGGTGTGATGAACACTGATACCTCCAGCTGCCGCCCAGGCGTCGCAGTTAGACTTCTTATCGTCTACCAGGACATCGCCAGGTTTTGCGAAAACTCCTTTGTGTTTGCCTTTGATTGTGCATGTTACTACAACGTGTGGATCTACATGCTGGTGGATCCAAGCTATTTTATCAGCCACTACCAAAGGTCTGTTGATCTCACCGGTAGCCGTGAGGATCTCCCAAGGTAAACCGATATTTTTGACCAGGGCAATTAGATCTAACATGCCTGGCATAACCGGTAAGTTTCTGAAAAGTCTTTTGTTTATGAAGTCGGCCTTTTGCTCGTCGTAGTGGCCTTCACCCTCCAAGGGCCCGTTTATGTAATCCGGGCCCTCTACTCCTTTGACAAAATCTGCCAAAACTCCATCCATGTCTAAGTATATTTTTTTCACTAGGCTATCCCATTTTTTACTAAACATTTGTTGTAAACATGATTAGCATACTTGTTTATTTTTGCTTTGATCTCTTCTTGCTCGGCATCTTTTTTTGCCTTTTCTTCGGCATCCATCATGGTTGTGTTTGTAATCTCAACCTTTACAAACTTGTTTACATGTTGAATGGTTTTTGTTTCACAGATCTTTGCTCTTTGCTCGTTTGTCAACTTAGTTTCGTCAACAAGATCTTGAAACTCTGCAAGCCATTCTTTGCTGGCCCAGGCCGGATCTAAAGAGTGTGTTTTGATGTGGCCATCTTCGTTCTCATATAAAACCTTAATCCCGGCATAAGTGCTCTTTTTAACGGCGCACCATTTATCAGTCTTTGGGTTTAGAGTCTGATAACAAAGCCTGTCGCCTCTTTTAGTTGTTTCGATCCAATATTTTCTTTTGGTTCTCAACTTATATCCCCAGGGATAATCTTCAACAACAACTGCATTATCAGCTGAATCTTTGTTATAAATGATATTAGTCATTACACCACCTCCGTTACAATGTGTTTCCAGCTGGCATAAGGTTCACAGAACAAACCAGCTTTTTTGAAATTTGCGTCGAGCTTAACCTCGAACTCATAGTCAGGATAATCGGCCTCACAAGGATTGACCGCGTCCCAACCGCCTCCGCCATCACACAAAAAGCAGTACGCTTCTTCGTGGTCATACTCAGGAACAAAGAACCACTCGTCAGGTCCATACTTAGCTAAGTCTGGATCTTTAAATGCGACCATGACTTTGTTGTCTTCAACGTAAGCGTCGTAGCACTTGTGATGCTCTTTTATAGTCTTGACCAAGACTTTCTCAATTTTTGGTTTTAGATTTTTCATCTTTTCTCCTTTTTTGTTGTTGGTTTCGTGTCTCACATAGATATATTACAGTATTTGCATAAATATGCAACTATTTACAACTATAAATATACAAATAATTTAGGCCAAAAAAAAGGGCCCCAAAGGGCCCTTCTGTAACACTGAGTAATAAAGTGTGTTACTACTTCAAATTATGCGCCTTGAGATCCGTAGACTCCTCTCCAATCCGAGAAACCGAACGAGTATCTTTCTCTAGCTTTATATCTAATGTTGCCTGTTGAAAAGTCTGGCTCCATAGAAGTCTCCATTGGAGATCTTTGGAACATTTTTAGACCTTCGCCCATGCTGTTCACAGATGTTAAGAGGAAGAAAGCATCCGGATCTGATAGGTAATGATTAACAACGTAACCACCAGGTAAAACACCTGTGTTTTTGATTGCGTTGATGTCATTATCAGCAGTTCCAGATCTTTGGTTTGACTGTAATATTCTGTCAGCAACAAACACTAATTGTGGTGGAACCACAAGTTTGTCTGCTTGCACAGATATTGTCAGACCTCTATCGTCTGTAAATGTAGATATATCAATTAAAGCATCCTCTAGTGAGGCTTCATTAAGGTCTGCCATAGTTGTAGCTCTATTCGCAGCTGTTCCACCACCGGCTAGGGGGTGAGCAGTATTGATTAGAGAAACACCATCACCGCCAGTAAAACTGGAAGAGAAAGCGTTATTCAGTACGTCAGCGCCTTTGACTTCTTTGGTGTTAGCCATAGATTTAGCCAATGCTTTAACATATCTTTTACCTA